AAGAAAAGTTGGCTGCTGCTTTGGTTAAGCTTGAAGATCGCATAACTGATCTAATGGCAACAGCACCGCTTAAAGATGGTGAGTTGTTTGATCTTGAATGGGCTATAGCGGCAAGGGTTCAGCTACGTAATGCTATAGAGCAGGAGTATCTAGCGACCGTTGATGGCTTGGTGCGGGAGTATACCGTGATAGCTGACGATGTGGCAAAGATGTTAAGCACCTATGCTGACGTTACTAAGCTAGACCCTGCCATCATATCCGAGCTTCAGTCGATGACCTTTAAAGGGTTCGAGGACTTGGGCCAGAACTATCTTGATGCGGTGTCTAAAGAGCTTTACGAAAGCACTCTGACAGGCGCTACGTTTGCCCAGAGCTTAAACACTATCAAGGCATCCGTTAATGCTAACCTTGGTCGGTACGCTAGTCAGGGCTTACATGATGCCCTTATGCAGTTTGATGCAACGGTAAATACTAAGATTGCTATTGAAGCTGGCGCGACTGAGTTTAAATACTATGGCCCAGATGATGAGGCCACTAGAGACTTTTGCGAAAAGCACGTTGGTAAGACTTATACCAAAGAAGAGATAGACAGTATATGGGAGGGTTCATGGGCTGGTAAGATCAGCGGTGACCCTTTTGTAGTGCGTGGTGGCTATAATTGCCGTCATAGGTTTAGAGGTGTATTTGAGGAATAATCATGCCACAAGGTAAAGGAACATACGGCAGCAAAGTAGGCCGTCCAAAGAAAAAGAAGAAAGTAAAGAAATAAATCACTATATGTTACAATTAATACTCACCAACACTCTTTAAGAGGCAACGCAACATGAGCGATGAAATCATGGGTACAGAAACTGAGACTGAAACAGTAGCAATAGAAAGTCAGGAAAAAACGTTTTCACAAACAGAGCTAGATCGTATTGTTGCTGACCGTGTAGGTCGAGAGCAGCGCAAGTTTGAGAAGCAATTGTCAGGAATCGATATTAGCGAAGCCCGTCAGTTACTTGAAGACAAGCAAGCGGCAGCAATCGAGCGCCAGAAAGAACGAGGCGACTTTGAATCTGTTTTGAAATCAACAGTAGAAAAGAAAGATCAGGAAATACAAGCGTACAAGAGCAAGCTGCAAACAACCTTAGTAGACGGTGCTTTACTATCTGCTGCAAGCTCAAATAACGCTGTTGATCCTAACCAAGTTTCTGCACTGTTAAGAAACAATTTGCGTCTTGCCGAAGACGGTAGCGTAGAGGTTCTTGACAGCAATGGCACGCCAAGGTATAACGACAGTGGAAATCTGCTGTCAACTGGTGAGCTGGTAGCGGAATTTTTAACGGCTAATCCTCATCATGTTCGAGCCTCTTTAAGCGGTTCAGGCAGTCAAGGTAACGCTGGTGGCTCTACGCAGAAGCCTCTCTCTGTGGCAGATATGGTCGAAAATTGGAACGATGGCGGTAAAGAAGCCTTCGCTGCAATGAAAAAGAAATCGGCTAAATAAACCAATTTTACTAATTAATAATTTAATCTTTTGAGGATTTAATCATGGCTGCAACTACCAGTACTACCCTAGACGACCTGTTTGTAAATATTATCGCGCAGGCGCGTTTCACCGCTGAAGAGCAATCCCTAATGATGGGCCTTGTTACTCAGTACAACATCGGTTCAGAAGCCGGTAAAACTATTCAGGTTCCTAAGTACCCAGCTATCGCCGCTGCTGACCTTACTGAAGGCACTGACATGGATTCCACTACCGTGTCAACTACTTCTGTAGCAGTATCTGTTGGCGAAGTAGGCGCGCAGGTTCTGTTGACCGATATGGCTGCTTATGGCGCTGGTAACCCAGCCGTCGAGCTTGGCACTGTTCTTGGTAACGCTATCGCTACTAAGATGGATCAAGACTTGCTTGCTCTGTTCGCTGGCTTCACCGCTGGTTTTGGAGCTGCTGGTCAAGAGATCACTGTTGCCGATCTGTTTAAGGCTGCCGCTACTTTGCGTGCCAATAAGGTAACAGGCGTAATTAACGCTGTTGTTCACCCTTATCAGGCATACGCTTTGAAAGCTAACCTTACTAACACTTTCGCAAACCCGAATGGTGGTGACTCTCAGAACGAAGCTATGCGCAACGGCTATGTCGGTACTATCGCTGGCATTAACGTTTATGAGTCTGCCAATGTTTCTATTGATGGTGCTGGCGATTCAGTTGGTGCAGTATTTGCCCCAGAAGCAATCGCAATTGCAATCAAGAAGGACTTCGGTATTGAAGCCGAGCGTGACGCATCTTTGCGCGCATTCGAGCTGAACGCTACTGCCGTTTACGGTGTTGGTGAGCTGGACGATAGCTTCGGTGTCAAGATGACTTTTGACTCCGTACTTTAAGTAATAGATTCCCTGCCTCTTTCGGGGGGTGGGGTTTTACTGAGGTATAACATGGCATTTTCAACAGATGCAGACTTGATGCAGTTGGTTCCAGATATTCTAAATCTAGGTATTGATTTCTTTGATCAGGAACATCCAAAGGCGCAAGCAGATATTGAGCGTGAAATCAGAAACCGTTGGTGGGAAAAGCGCGGTATTTCTGGTGAGCTAAAACCCGAATACTTAACTGATTCGCAGTGGACTAAAACCGCCGCGTATTTGGTTCTATGGAAGTACGCATTGCCCCAGCTGACAAACTGGGTGGATGGCGACCGATTCCAAAACATGATTGGCTTTTATAAGTCACGTTACGCTGAAGAGCTTGAGGCTGTATTTCAAGACGGCGTTGAATATGACGATGACAACAACGGCACTATTGACGAAGACGAAAAGACCCCTATTAATCACGGTCGGTTAGTTCGTTAATGGAAATAAAGATAAGCTCAAACGCCCGAGACATTGCCAAGCGTGTAGGCAAGAAAGGCAAAGAGCTATCAGATAGTGTAAGGCGTGCGTTATCCCGTACAGCTCAGGCTGGCGTTAATATTATTGAGGATCGTACCGCTGAAGGTCGAGGTTATAAGGGCGGTAAGTTTGCTGAATATAACCCTGTTTATGCTGCTTTCAGAAGATCAAAAGGGCGTGGCGAAATACCTGATTTGCAGTTTACAGGAAAGATGCTTGGCTCTATGACTACTAGGGCTAACGGTAGGCAGGCTGAGATATTCTTTAGTCGGGCAACAGAGTCTAAGAAGGCAGCAATGAATGACAAAAAGCGGCCTTTCTTTGGCTTTAGCCAGCAAGAAGAGAAGAAGCTAGGTGAAATATTCTTTAGGAATTTAAAATGAGCATCAGAGAAAAGATAGCTGAAAATCTAGTTGCAACGCTACAAGGCATTATTCAGCCAGTGAACATTAAGTACGTTACTAGAGAGCCGTTTGATTTCCAGAAGCTTTCTAACGCTCAGTATCCGGCAATCCTAGTAAGGAGCGCAGGCGAAGAGCGCGGAGATTCAAGCATCGGCGGGTCTATTACTCAGCGCATGGGTAATATTGATTATGATCTGATCTGCTACGTTAAAGGCGCGGTGATTGATGCTGCCCGAAATGATATAATCGAAGCAATTGAAGAAGGTCTTGATGTAGACCGTTCTAGGGGCGGTAATGCCCTTGATACGCAGATAACACGCATCGAGATAGACGAAGGTTCTATAGACCCTATTGGTGGGGTTATAATGACAATTCGCGTTTTGTACCAATACACTCGCGGCACAACTTAAATTAATTAAAGAGGTATTATCATGGCGACTAAAACAGGCGCGTCTGGTGTTGTAAAGCTTCAAGTAGCGGGTACGACTGTAGCCGTTGTTGGTGAAGTACGTTCTTACACTTTCGAAGGTTCAGCGGACACTATCGAAGATTCTGTTATGGGTGATGTTTCACGCACCTATAAGCAAGGTCTATCAACTAACACTGTATCACTTGAGGTCTATTGGGATGAGGCAGACGCTCAACAGCTTGTTCTCGATGAGCGCACTTCAATTGATTTTGAAATCTATCCTACTGGCACTGGCACCGGAGAGACTTTCTTTTCTGGTACTGGTATTGTCACTTCACGCTCTATTACTGGCGCGTTTGATGGTATGGTAGAAGCAAGCTTTTCAATCCAATGCAGCGGAGCAGTAACCGAAGCACAAGCTTAATTAACTAAAGGGGATAAACCGTGGGATTAGCTAAAGAGTTAAGAAGCAGACGAAAGTTAGAGGCTCGTGAAGTATTGGTGCCTGAATGGGGTGATGATTCTGGAGCGTTTAAGCTGTATTGCAGAAGTATTACTTGCTACGACTTAGATCAGTTGCAGAAGAAGCACCCCGACTTTTTAAGTAACACCACTATCGGCTCTATGGTCGATTTGATCTGCATGAAGGCAGAAGACGAAAGCGGCAACAAGCTGTTCGGGTCTGCTGAAGATCGGATGGATTTGATGGGCGAAGAAACTACAGTGATTTCTGACATTGCAAACCAAATGTTTGCCCAGATTGAGTCTGTAGAGGTGGCAGCAAAAAACTAAAAGCCGATTCGTTTAGGATGAATTTATTATCCTTGGCTGATCGGCTTCACCTAACAATTGCAGAAGCAGAAGCAATGCCGGTTAATCATTTCTATGAGTGGCTGGCTTACTTTCAAATAATGAGCGAATCAGATGGCTGAAAATGTAAGCATTGTAATTAAGGCTTTTGACAAGACTAAACCTGCTTTTGGTGCGGTAACTAAGGCTTTAACTGGTGTTACTTCAGCCGTCTTTAGTATGCGTACTGCCTTGACTGGCGCTGCTGGACTTGCAGGCTTTGCTTATCTAATCAAATCATCTTTAAACGCCACAGACACCCTTTCTAAGACCGCCAACAAGATCGGCACAACTACCGAGGCTCTTGGTGGTTTGCGTTATGCCGCAGAGATTACCGGCGTTGCTACTAATACAATGGATATGGCATTGCAGCGGTTTACGCGAAGAACAGCGGAAGCAGCTAAAGGAATGGGTGAGGCTAAGGGCGCAATTAAAGAACTTGGGTTAAACGCTCAAGAGCTAAACAAGATGCCGTTAGACCAGCGCATGATTGCACTAGCTGACGCATTCGGGAAGGTTAATAACGAATCAGACCAGTTACGCCTTGCCTTTAAACTGTTTGACTCCGAAGGTGCTGCGCTTGTAAACACCTTGGCGCTAGGCAGTGACGGACTGAAAGACTTACTAGGTGAAGCTAAGTTGCTTGGCTTAACTATGTCCACAACAGCAGCTCAGGGCGTAGAGAAGGCTAACGACTCTATTACTAAGTTATTATCTTTAGGTAAGGGTCTTAAAGATCAGTTCTCAGCCGCGCTAGCTCCCGCTATTGATTCTGCTGCAACCATGCTTACCAAGTTCTTTCAGGCAATAGCCGCAGATAAAGGTGGCGTTGAGAAATGGGCTAGAGGAATGGCTAAAGGCTTTTTACAGAGCATTCAGGACATTATCAAAGGTCTGGATACCGGATTGTCTGCAATATCCGAATTTGCTAACAAAGCCAATCTTTATATAAATGCTATTGAGATTAGATCGCAAGAAAACAATATCAAAAGGTTTAATAAAGAGATTAAAGAGCTTTCAGCAGAAATTGAAGCTTTAGAGTCTGGCGGCAAGCAGAGCTTTACGGATTATCTGTTAGGCGACGATATAGACTCTAAAAAAGATAAGCTAGAGGACTTGATGCACAGGTCTATTTTAGCCGGTCAAGCGGTTCAAGATTTATCAAAGCCTATATCTGGCAACAACTTGGGCGAGTTCTTTGATACAACAATAGCTAAAATTGAAGCTATGAAAAATGCCATTGGAGTAGATGCTGGCGGTACTTCATCTTTGTTCGAGCCTGTTATTAATGAGCTAGGCGATTTAAGGCAAGGATTTAAAGACTGGAGCGATCTTTTACCTGATACCACGTCTAACATCAAGTCACTTACTAATCAGGGCTTAAACGGCCTTACTGACGCGCTGACCGCTGGCGTGACTGGTGCGGCTAACTTTGCTGATGCCATGAAATCTATGGC